CTCCAATACCCGTCAGCATAATAATATGGACTAAAGTCATTGCCATAAGCATCACCATTAACAATAATGGCATGAGTTGATGTAGAAGCATCTTTAAATGCTTTAAAGTTTGGGTTGCCTAAATTTGATGTATTACCTGCACCTTCAGAACCATCACCATGAAGAAGTAATACAGTCTGATTAAAATGAGGTTCTGTTTCTTCTGTCTCAGCACTATCAAGACCAAAACCAAGAGGTCTTACCCCTATACCGCCTTTTAGACTTTTAACTGGCATTAGTAATCAACCTTCCCGAATTGTGTTTGAGATGCTAAACAAGTATAATTAGCTGTTCCCGTAGTCCTAGTAATATTTACTAAATAACTATCCACGCCACTAATATTACCTTGTGATGGCGCAGTGCCACCTTGCCAATATACAGGGTTAGCCGTAGCACCGTCTATTTGTATTGCTTCTAAATAATATGCAGTTGCACCCATCTTTGATTCAAATGCAAGCGATACTGATTCGCCAGTAGGCATAATGGAAGCGAATGTTGCTCCTGCACTACCTCTAAAATTTAACTCAAAGTCTGCTGCTGCATCATTTGTTCTTAACTCTGCATTTTGCTCTAATACACTAAAATTAATTACCCCTGTTGCAGAAGTTGTTGAAACATTTATTTTTTCTCTAAGACTAGCGTCAAAAATTTTATTAGTTAAAGTTGCACTTGCAATTTCAGAAACTAATGTTGAGTTGCCGTCTTTTGGTAATAGATTAGTATTTGTTATATTAAGAGAATGAGGTTGCGCTTTTATAGTTTGTCCGTGACTATTAGCATGACAGTTTAATTTTATCTGCCCTTCTGTGTCTGAACCATTACCTTTAATCTCTACAATCTGTGTAGCAGGATCTACCGTTAAATTACCCGAAGCGTTTTTTAAATCGCCTTCTACATTAAACGTGCCACCAACAGAACCGTTGCCTGACACATCTAACGTGCCGTTAGCAGATAAATTAGTTACATCTGTATCGCCTGTAACAGTTAATTTAGTTACTTCTGCAGTGTTTAAGCTTGTAATCGCATCTACTACGCCAGATCCCGTGCTGTACACTATTGCTGATCTACCATTAGGAACAGTGACTTGTGATCCTGAAGAGTTTTTTATTCCTACATCAGTGGCTAAAGTATTATTAATTATGTAACTTTTTTCTATGTCAGGAACAGTTAAAGTTATTCCTGCCGACCCTGTGCCTGTTAAATTTAAACGTAAATGTCTAGCTATTTGAGTAGCATTACTGTCTGTCAAAGAAAGCGTAAGACTAGCTTGAGAAAAAGCAACATCTGCAGATTCGCAAATAGCCTCTTCTATGGCAGTGCCTAAGTTTGTGTTTGTGATATTACCCCATTGACCTGAATTATCTCCAGTCCCCATGAGTTGTATTTTTAAATTTGAATATGATGAAGCCATTTTATTCTCCTATGCTGCTTCTTTAATTTCTCCCCAATTGGGTATTTGTGTTGTATCTACTTGCCCCCATACTAAATTATTACCTAAACTCATAACAGAGGACACTCCAGTTACATTTGCAACAGCGTTAGCTTCTGCTGATACATTACCTAAACTACTCGTTGTGGATAACCCCGTTACAGGGACTATATTATTTAAAGCTACAGATATTGAGCCTAAACCAACTGTTGCGCCAAAACCAGTAACACTTAAATTATTATTGCTGACTACTTCTTCTTCACCTACAAACTTCAACCCTATAACACCAGATAAACCACTTACATTCGCATCTGCGTTAACAAACGTAGACCCTACAGCTCCTGTCATGCTAATATCAGGTTCAGTTATTGATGCGTTCCAATTACCGTCCCCCCAAGCCGCTCTACCCCACCCACTAGCAATGGCTTGTCTTGTTACATTAACATTTACATCAGCCATTTTAGGCTATTCTAATTATAGCCGCTGCACTGGTATTTGCTGGAAATATTACACTAAAGTCGCCTGAAGTAGACGTTTTTGTGCCTCCAAAATCTAACACACATATAGCAGGGTTAGTTAAAGAAGCTCCAGCATTTGAATTTGTAGAAGGTGTGCTGTTATAAATTAAACATCCTGCCGCATTTATAGTAACGTTAGTAAACGTTAAATCAGAAAAATCTACAAAACCTGTAGAATCTCCTACAGTAACACCTAAATTTACAAGAGCGGAACCACCTGAAGTAGTTCCAGCGGATTCGCTACTAGTTGTAAAAGACGTAGTGCCAGCACTTAAAGTAGCTGCTGCAGAATACAACGCTAGTTTAAAAACATCTGATGTAGCAGATGCGGCAGGTCTGAAATCGTGAACACCTAATAACACTTCTGCTTTAAAAGATGTACACATTGCTTGTGTAATAGCCATTTTTTACTCCTCTAATAATTTAATCAGTTCAGGGTAACCCATTTCTCTAAATCTATGAGCTAGAGTAGTGTTGTGACTCCTGACCATTTCTTTCATGTATTGAACTAAAACTTTTCGTATATCTTTTTTAAAAGCTTCAGCTTGCGATCTAACTGCAGGGTGTGAATCACTACCAACAGCTATAATTTTATCTAATGCTCTATCTGCAACTTCTTCTGGATTAAAACCTCTATTAGAAGTCGTCATAACTTTTACTCCACCACCTAACAATACTGATGTGCTATTACCAATCATTGTACCCCCAACCTAACTTGTTTAGTTCTATACATATCTTGGCGATTTTTACCTTCACTTAATTGCTTCAGTAACGCCATAGACTCATTATACCTCTGCACGTAGCTTTGGTAACTATCTGCCTCACCTTTCATAAATATATGTGCTTCTATCAAAGCACCGTAAAGTAAAACAGAATCAAAATTATCACCCAACCAAGATGTACTACTTGTAACAATAGATGGGGGGTAATAAAAATAATGTAGTTCCGATGTATAGCCTTGATCTGGAGTCGGTCCTAGTATGTAAGAATTTTGATCAAACAACGCATAATGTGTTGGCTGCCCAGTAGTTGTAGGATTAGGGAAAGACTCACGGATAAAATTAACATCTTTGTTTAATAAGTAACTATAGTTTCCAGAAGAATCAACAACCGCCAAAGAAAAATTAGCAAGCCAATCTACTGGCACTGTAAGATATTGATTACCTGTAGTCATACTCCCAGTAACGTTTTTCCTAAGGTCTAATATTTGAACCGAGTTAAATACTTTTTGCTCTGCTTGATCTATAAAGGTGTTTATTTGTTCTGTGCTTGTAAGACTAACAGTGCTTCCATCACTACCTGTAAAAGATGTGGTAGGAAAGTCATTCTCACAATAACCTTTTATAGTTTCAAATAATTGACTATAATCCATTATCCAAGTCTTTTAGAAGAGTTAGTCCCTTTTATAGCAGCTCCTGTACCCCTAGTTTTAACTGTTTGAGTATTTGGTATATTGTTTGGATAGCCGCCCTCTTTTGGAACAGGTACATTCATAGGTTGTTTAAATTTTCCAGTATCATTCATAATTTCTCCTAACTAATTTAATATCCACCTCCACCTCCACCGCTTTCACTACTTTCACTACTTTCACTACTTTCACTACTTTCACTACTTTCACTACTTTCACTACTTTCACTACTAGAGATTACATCGCCTCCTATAGTTACAGTTCCTATGTTTCCAGATACTAATAAATTATCTGTTAAATCTAAATTAAAAGGATTACTAAGACCCACAGGATCAAATCCGTATTGGTAACTCCTAGAGTCTGATTCTGCAAATCGTGTTAAATCTGGTCGTGGGTTTCTCAGAGCTTGAGGGTCGTTTACAGGAAACATACCAAGCTGTAATTGTGGCTGGTCCTGCTCAAAGCAATCTGGACATACCAGAATGTTAACACTTTTTGTCTTAATTGTAAGCTGTTTTAATTCTTTTAATTTATATCTAAACCCGCATCTATCGCACTCTGCGATAGCTCTTTTGCCTCTTGCGTAATTAGATCCCATATCAATATAAAAACTCTCTAGGAGCTAATCTTAACGGAGCTTTTTCTCTATCTTCACTAGAGGCTATCATCCACTGCTCTTCATAGTCTTGTTTTAACATTTGTATTCTATCGGTTGCTTCTGGTATTTTTAAAGAAAGATAATATGCTAATCCTGATACTAAACAAGGTAACATTCTAAATGGTATATCTGGTGTGTTAACACCATTACCTGCATCTTGTATTCTTCTCATCCTAAAATACACAAGAGTATAAAAATTACTTTGGTCTGGAGTAGGCCATACTTTTACTTGTGGAGTTTGAACAACACCAGAAGAGTTTGTAGCTCCTGATTGCCTATCTATAAAAATTTGTATAGGCCGACCTGTAGCATTTTTGTTAGGTATAGTTGCGTATGTGCTAACAGATATACGACTAATAGTTAGATCTTGTTGGTTTGTGCCTGAACCTGTCCTAACCTGATGCTCTAACAAATCAATTGTATCTACAGGTAAATCGTAAACAATAGTACCTTGAGTTAAAGGTATTGTACCTTCTTCAATCGTCCATAAATTTATACCTCGATTAGCCCAATCAATAGTTAATAAATTTAAAGAACGTCTAGCTGTTTTAAGATCGTATCCAGTACGCATCTCTGTACCGCATCTAGCAAATGCTTCTTCAGCCAAATCATTAAGGTTTAAATTAAAAGTAGTCGTATCTGTAGTAGCCATTATTTCTTTGCTTTCACACTATTTATGTATTTTCTATAAACACCAGCAGCGTCTTTCTTGTTCATAACTCTGGCTCTTTGTTCCATTGCAATAGCAGCTTGTATTTTATGTGCTTTTGACCTACCGCTGTTTCTAATCTTACTTACACTTTTTACTGCGTCTTCTCTCGTAGCAAACTTTAATCCTTTTATTGTACCTTTGGGGTTCTCATCTGTATATAAATCAGAATGTTTTTTAGACCTTGCGGGTTGACCTTTTTTTCTTGGTATTCTTGGATTTGAGGATTGTTTTAACATTTGTTGGTTTACCTCCCGGATTACCCGCTGCTCTTTTTCTTTGAACAGCAGATTTACGTTGTGCCGCAGTCATAGATTTAGCTTTTGCTCTTGGCACACATTTAGGATATTCTCGTTTACCATCTCCTTTTGCAGACTTTCGTCCACAGGCTTGGTATTTACCTTTCTTTTTAGGCGCACCTATATCAACCCAGTCGCCTTTTTTACCTTTACCAAACCACTCTTTAAGAGACATTATGCGTAGCCTCCTCCTCTTTTCTTGTATTGACGCACTAAATAAGCATTAGCGTAAGCTGATGGATATACCTTGAATTTACGCTTTGTTTCCGCTTTTACACGAGCATACAAAGATGGATTCGTAGGTTTAGAACCTGCTTTTTTCTTTGGTGTTTTCTTTGGTTTTTTCTTTATTGCCATTATACTATTCTTCCTCTTGTTCTACCTTTTTTTATAATACCGTCGGCTCTGGTTACTTTTGTACCACCAGTAGCGCCACCCTTTGTACCGCCTTTAGCCTTCATACCACCAGCTTTATAGCCTTTAGCCATCATGCCACCAGCTTTATAGCCTTTAGCCATCATGCCACCACCGGCCATTTTGACTGCGCCACCTTTAGCCATTTTAACGGAACCACCTTTAGCCATTACTGCTCCGCCTTTTGCCATCTTGACAGAACCACCTTTTGCTTTCATTACTGCACCGCCTTTAGCCATTCCTTTAGCTGCCATACCGCCTTTAGAAAAAACACCTCTGCCTTTCAAAACATCGGCTTGTGTCACTTCGCCATCTCCTGTTAAATCAGTTAACTTCTTTTTCATCATCATTCTCCGCATATAAATTGTTAAACGTTACTTCTGGGTCCATGTACGAATCGTCTTGTTCCGCACAATGTGTATGTTGGCTTGGTCTAAAATCAGGTGCGCCTTCACCTGTAACCCAAAGAGCAGGGCTTGTAACTCTGACTCTATTATTAGGTAATGCAACCATATTTCCGGCCCAAGGTCCGTCTGTCAACACCATAACGTGACTCTGCTTGTGCTGGGCTGGACAGTCTGCGATTTCGCTTTCGGTGAAGTCCACAGTGAAGAGATATCTTGATGTATGAAACTCTCCTGCGATTTTACATAACCACGGGCTAGGTTTACATCTGTTGAGTGATATGATTGAGTGGGTGTGTGATGGGCAGTCCCACGGTTGTGCGAGGTGAGTTTCCATCCTTTCCGGCCATTCATCCAATGGGATGTCCCCACATAAGGCCGTGATTGGCATCCTAGCCCACATGGCACCTCCGTGCGGATTACTCTCGCCTTCTTCCTCTTCACATCCTGTAAATATGATTTGGAAACTGAGACATCTGTCCGGCATCGTCGTGACAGCAATCGCCAGTCCGTGTACAAACTCTCCGTGGTATTTTTGATGTCCATGTGTAAACTCTTTTCTAATCCAAACTTTTGTATATGGAATGTTACTAATTAAATACGCCACCCTACACCTCCTTTTTAAATCATACGCCCTTTTGTTTTACCCTTTCTAGCTATACCATCACCTCTAAATTTTCTAGTTGTCTTTTTCATTTTAGTTTTGACCATACCGCCTTTTTTAAATTTTGATGGTCCTCCAGAAGTACCTTGCATGGATTTTCTTCTCATCCCTTCTTTATTTAAAAATTTAACTTTTTCAATTCCAGTTAAATTCATATCTTTTGCCATTTCCAATGGAGTTAAACCCACTTTATCTAAATTAGAGCTACTTATTTTTGATGGTGTTGGTTTAGTTGAAACAGTAGGAGTAGGTGTTTTTTTATTTATGTCTGATACTCTTTTTACT